TTAGCCGTTGAAACCGCTGAGGTTGAAGACCTGTTCCAGATATTCATCGGCAATGTCGATGATATTGGCCTCATCCTCTTCCGACAGGCCCAGCCAGGGGCGCGCGGGGATGTCGCCCCAGGGGATCGGGCCGCCGCGTGGCGACTTGCCGAACGCCCCTTGCTTCGCGCCATTCTGCATCACCGCAGAATATTCCAGGGCTGACCCGATCTCGACGCCCTGTGCATCGGCATATTGCGCAATCTCGCTCGACAGCCGCTTCGACGGGCCGATCAGCGGATCGGGCCGGTCACCGTCGCCGCGTTCCTTGTAGCGATCGATAGTCGCCTGCTTCTTCGGCGTCCAAGCGTTGCCATCAGGATCGATGCCCTTCTTGAAACGCTCCTTGGTGACGCGCACCACATAATTGCCGATCGACTGGTGGACCGGCGTCATGTCGGACAGCCTGCGCGACGCCTCGCCCAAGGCCTGCCCTACCACCACATATTTGAAATCGACCTTGATCATGGCTATAAACTTCCCTGGAAGCGTGGCAGCGGCCTCCTGCGCTTATGTGTAGGACGTTCAGCGGCGTTGGGTCGCGGCTCCGCTTCCACCTTTCCCGATACGAACATACATGGTCACCAGCGCCACCGTGCGCCGGCCGCGCCGGATCACGAATGTGGCGACATAGGTTTGGCCGCCGATCCGCTTCACGAAATTGACCAGCTGATCCCCGTCCTTCGACGTGCCGGCCGGCTCGATCGCGTCGGGCCGGGCAATGATCTGGGGCAGCATCGCGAAATCGTCCGGCACGATAGCCCGTTGCCCACGCGGACCTTCGGTCGCGGCGTTGCCATGCGCGGCGCGGATATGGTCCAGATCGTGGCGCGCCAGCGAGTAATCGTAGAGGTCGATCGGCGTGTCGCCGGCAATGACTGTCCGGATCGCCTCGGCCTGGCGCGGCCCGACCAGGCCAAGCGTGCGCAACGGCTCGATCATGCCGTCGCTCTCGCCCCAGATGCGGCGGGCATAGCGGCGGGCATCATCCGCCACGGAAGGCAGCGCGCGATAGCTTTCCGCCAGGGCGTCCCGCATCGCCTCGGGCACGCCCTCCATGAAGCCCTTGCCGATGCGATAATCCCAATGCCGGATTTTCTCGGCCGATGCCTGGACGATCGGCGCGACACTGGCGCCAGGCGCATAGTCCCAATTGCGGCCCGCCCCGAATGGCGCGCCCGTCTTGGGGTTGATCCGGTCCCAGCCCTCGGGAAGCTTCTTGCCCGGCTTGCCGCCCAGCCGCCGCGCCTCCCGCTCGCTGCGGGCGCCCAGCACATAGCAGCTGCATCCCCAATCCGAGGGCGGGTAGAAGATTTTCCAGAACGGGTGATCAGGCGGCAGGCATAGGCCGTCGAAATCGAGATGCTCCTGGCGCGGTTCCTTCGATCCACCATGGAAGTAGATCCAGATCGAATAATCGTCCGCGACCAACTGGGCATAGCGGCCGGCAGAATAGCTGGTCGATGCGTTGGTCTTGTAGATGGTGCGGGTCCGCCAGGCGCGGCCGCCTTTCGTGTCCTCGCCCGTCCAGCCATGCCAGCCATGGCGCTGGACGATCGCCCGGAAATCCTTGCGGAACGCGTCCAGGCTCTTGCCCTCCGCGATCGTCCGGTCGACCGCCATGGCCAGATCACTCAGCAGGTCGGCCTTCTGCGCGCCGGCCACCATGAAGCCCGTGTCATGCTGTTCGCGCTCCAGGTCATCCCAGAACTGGGTTGGGACCAGATTGCCGAGCTTGCCCCGAAAGAAAGCGACCTGTTCGGTGAACGGCCGCCGGTATGCGCCGGCAACGACGCTGGGCTGGCTGGGCATCAAAGGTCGCCGGCTTGCCTGGCGGCCAATAGCACGCCAACCGCAAAGCCGACGGCGCCGGCTACAATGCACAAGCTGAAGACTAAAACGTCAGGCATCGCTCGCGCCTTCCTCGATGTCGAACCGCCCGGCTGCGTGCGCGGCAACCAGGCTGTCACCGATCTTGCCGGCCAGCCGCGCGATCGGGAGGTCGGGATAGGCCGCAAGCAGCATTTCGCGAAACTCGCCCAGGTCACCGGCCGCGTCCATCATCGCATCGATCTGCTCCAGCAGCTCGGCCATGTCGGGGGCCGTTTCCACGTTGAGACGGTCAGCCACCGCATCCGCCGGGACGGTCGCGGTCTTGCCAGCGCCAGCGGCCTGGAGCGCGCGGACCAGGCCAAGCGAGGGCTGCGCGATCCGGTCAGGCGTTGCCGGCGCTGCTGGCGCAGCGGGCGCGCGCAGCAGTTCGGCCTTGGCATCCGGGTCGGACAGGCCCAGCTTGTCGCGAATTTCGCTGGCCTGGACACGCATGCCCATGGGCACCAGCTTCTCCAGCGCTTGGACCAGCCCGGTCATGTCTTCGGCTTTGGGCCGCGCAATGCGGATGCGCGGATAGGCCTTCTGCGGCCCATAATCCAGATCGACCCAGGGGCGGACCAGGTCGCGGTTCAGGGTCGCGGCGAGCGCCTTGCAATCGGCGGTTTCGATATCCTCCCGAACATCGCCATGCACCTTGTTGCCGCCATCGCCCAGGCCGCCCGACTTCGTGTCCGTAGTGCCGGTCTGGCCCAGCACCGCCTTGCTCATCTGCCGATCCAGCCAGTCCGAGCGACGCTCGTAAAGATCGCTGCCCGAGCTGACGTTCTTGCTCTCGATAAATTCGATCGACATGCCTTCCGGCACGATCGCCGCGCAGTCCCCCGCGATATTGGCCACCGCCCGGAACAGCGTGGCCTTGTCCTCATTGCTCGCGCCCGAACGGAATTTGCCGATGCGGACCGGCTGGCCATAGGTCTGGGTGAAGATCGCCCAGTCGCGCTGGGTGAAGGCCTTGAACATCCATGCCCAGGCGGCGATGCGTGCCAGGCCCGATCGCACCGGCAGGCCGGACTTTGCCTTGACCGTGTGACGGATGAACTTGAACGGCGGCAGCGGACAATCCGGGCTGTTGCCGTCCTCGCCGCCTCGCAGCAACGGCGTCCGTCCGTCCAGAGGATCATAGCTGAACCAGCGCGGATCGCGCCATTCCAGGCGCAGCGGTTCCCACTGGCCGCTGCTGGTGTCCCAGACGATTTCGGTGAAGGCATCGCCCTTGCCGACGCCGTCGAGAATATCGAAGGTTTCGTCAGCCAGTTCGTCACGATCGATCCAGCGGCGGATGCGGTCGGCGATCTCCACGTCAAGCGGACTATCGCTGGCGGCATCAACCGTCACATCGATCTGCGCGACCGACCGTTTGCGAGTCCCCAATATGCCCAGATAATGGAGGTCGCGTTCCTCGATCTGCTCGGCCAGTTCGAAATAGGCCAGTGGGTCGCCCATGTCGGCCGCGCGCAGCAGCCGCGCCAGACGCACCGGATTGAGGCCATCGGCGGGATAACCGGTATGGGGCGAGCGCACGCCCGCCAGGGTCGGCCCCGCGACATCGCGCGTCATGACCTCTTTGCGGAGCGGTTGGCCCCGATGATCGACCAACACGGTCATGCCCATTGCTCCTGGCGTTCTAAAATCATTTTAAGAGGGCTTAAAAGGGTGCTGAGGCCCCATTCACCCCCTGCTACGCACACTCGGGGCGGAAGGACGCCCCCTGAGGCTCCCAGGGCCTTCTGGGCCATATCCACAATCACCCGCCTGATGCGCGCGCCGACCGGCGGTTTCCACCAGCCACGCGGCGCTTCGTCACCGTCGAAGTCGTCGGCCTGCTCGCCGTAGATGGAAGTCCCGGCGACCGGCACAGGCTCATAGCCATATTCGGCCGCGCCCTGGCGTGAAGCATACCAGGCGAGGATGCCGGCAATGCCGGCGTCGCCGTGACGATCGAAACCGTCGCCGCCCTTGTAGCGGAAATTCTCGGGCACGCGGATGATGCCGTCGACATATTGCAGCGCTTGGTGATCGCGGATGATGTCGTCATCGCCGGCCACGACGATCTCGCCGTCAGAGAATGCCTCGATATAGGCGGTGCTGTTGGCGCCATACCAGCCGGCGTTGAGCTTGATCTCGCTGACCCGCTCGCCCCAGCGCTGGCGCGCGACCTCGGCGAGATAGGCGCCATTGCCGGTCGCGTCGAAGGCAGCATGGCCAAATCGCGGCAGCGCGTCGCCCAGGTAGAAGACGACATCGCGTTGCGTCTCATAGGGGACGTTGCGCAATTCGATCACCAGCTTGCCGCGCCGGACCAGGTCCTGGCCCAGTTCGTTGACAATGATGACCGACCCGTCGCCACTGCGTGCAAAGTCCTGGCCAAAGTCATGCCGGCGTGTCTGATCGAGCTTGTCCAGGATTGGGCGCAGCTTCTCGCGAAGCCAGGTCTCCATGATCCGTTTGCGCTCTTTGGCGGGCGCGCTCTTGAACGCGTCTTCCAGCGCCCAGCGAACGACGGGAATGGTGCGATCGCTGTTGTTCTCGATCATCACCCGCGACAGGGCAGAGCCGGCCGCATCCGAAGGGATCGCATCCAGCTCCTGCCGCATCTGGGCGGTGCGGACGCCATAGGCGCCCCTGATCTTGGCTTCCCATTCGTCCTGGGCTTTCTGCGACCAGGTCTTCCCGCGCGTCAGGCAGACCCGTTTGAACAGCCCATTATCCACCGCCTTTTGGAAGGGGATGAAATGGAGCTTGTAGGAAACCTTGCCGGCCTTGGCTTCCTGGATCAGTTCGTTGAACGGGTTGAGCACGCCGTTATGCGTACTGATGACGCGGATTTTGCCGCCCCAGATCAGCAGCGCATTGACCGCGTCCAGCACGGCGCGGACATCCTTGTGGAACGCCGCTTCGTCGATGACGACCACGCCCTGAAGACCACGGATATTTTCCGGCCGGGACGATAGCGCCTCGACGCGAAAGCCCGATGCGAACTTGACGCGGTAGGCACTGATGAATTTCGACGTGCCGTCGTCCAGCTGATCTTCGAACAGGAACTCTTCGACATCGACCAGTTCTTTCGCAACCACCCGTGCGAAATGGGCGACATAGCCGATGAACTCGCGGCCTTTGTCCTTGGTATCACCGATGTAGAAGACATTGTCGCCACCGGCCGAGCGGGCCGACGACGCGATGATCGTATCGTCCAGCGCCTCGGCATAGGTAATGCCGGTGCGGCGGCCCTTCTCCCCCAGCTTCAGGTCCGACTGATCTTCCAGCCATTCCTTCTGATGGTCCATGAGGATGCCGTCAGCGAGCGGATCATGGTCAGAGGGAAGCTCAAAACCGCGCGGCAGTTCGGGCGGCAGCTTCTCCACGTCGCGCGACATGACCGGCGCGATCGGCGCGGCCTTGGGCATCGGTTGACCGGGACCAGCCAGCGCTGCGGCCATGGCGACGCCGGCCACAAACATGGACTTGCCTTTCGCGGGCTTCTTGGGCGGGATCATGCGGCAGCCCTCAGAGCTTGCTGCAAAATCGTGCGGCACACATCAGCATGAAGCAACAGAAGGCGGGCTTCGCTTTCATTATCCCGCAAGGCCCATTCGGTCATCCGGCCATGGAAGCGCTTCGCGCGCTCCCGCGCTTTATCCATGGCAGAAAGACCGTCCAGGATAGACGGATAGGTCGTCTTGATGACCACAGCGGAAAGGCGGGTTGGAACGGCCTGATCGCGTGCGGTCGATACGAGCAGGCTCAGCCTGTCGATCGCGTGGCGCAGTCGGATTTCTTCCGGCCCATAGCGTGGCACGATCGCGCTCATATCCGCAGCCCCAGAACATCGCGGCGGATCTGCGCGGCGCGCTCGGCGGTGAGGCCGGCTTCGGTGGCAACCTTCTCGGCCTTCTCGGCCGCGCGCTCGATCTGGGCGGCGGCGCGCTCTTCCAGCTTCTTGCGCAGTTCGTTCGACGCCTTCTGCGCCGACACGACGGAAGTCAGGGCGCGCGCCATCTCCATGACCGACTTGCTGTCGACCTCGCCCTTTTCCAGATTTTCATAGATCGCGACCTTGATCATTTCCGCGACCGCGACCGTGACCTGGTCGGCGCCATCGGTGCCCAGATCGGCGACGATCTCGGACGTGATATGGCGGACCTCGTCCAGCTTGCGGAACTGGATCGACTTGCGCACCGCCCAGCGGCTGAAGGCCGACTTGGAGACGCCTGCGATTCCCCGATCGGCCAGCCGCTTGTTGAACTCGCCGACGATCGCCGTCTGCGGCATCGTGCGATCGCGCAGCTGCTCGATCGCCCAGGCCAGATCGGCATCGGCTTCCTCGGGCAGCTGGTCGAGCGACGACAGCCAGCCGCGCCCCTGGCGGCGTTCCGTACGATCGTCGCTCATGTCAGCAACTCCTGGCGGGTCGAGGTCACCGCCTGATTAAGGTCGACCTTGCGACCGGCGCTCCAGCCATGATCGCGATCGTTTTCGGCGGCGGCTCCGCTCGCAGCGGTCTCGCGCGGACGTAGCGCCACCGCACGAAAGTGGCGGGCGATATAAGCCCGGACCACCTCGGGCATCTCCGCCTCGGGACATAGTGCCTCGATCTTCACCCGCACCGCGACAACCCAGCCCTCGCAGAAGGCATCCGCTCGCGCAGTCTTGCGGCGGGGCGATTTCACGCGCTTGAGGTTGGTCGCCATGTAAGCGGTGCGCGCACGCTTCAGCTGGCGATAGAGCGTGCCGAAAGCATAGGACGCAATCTCGGGATTGGGCGTCAGGCCGACAAATGCCCAGCCGGTGTCGCCGCATGAAATAGCGGTTGTCGGGATCGCCCGCGCGACGGTGACAGCAAGCAGCGTTTCCCAGCGCGTCGGGGTCCAGGCGCAACTGCCCTTCGCCCGGTACTCCCCCGCGTCGATCAGATCGACATCGGCCTGGTCGACGCCATATTGCTCCATCAGGCGCCGCACGGTCGCCAGCGCTGCCGCCGCCTCATGCTCATTGGCCGACTTGGACATGGCCAGGCATTTGCGAATTTTCGCCAGCAATTCCTGTCGGGTCATTGCGTCACCTGAAGCTTGAGGGATTGGGTTAGCGAAAAGCTGCCATCGGTGCGGATGCGCAGGTCCGCGCGCCAACCATCGGGAAAGCGGGCGATGATCCGGGCCGGATTGCCGGACGGGGTCAGCCAGGCCATGACCGTTTCCGGGTCCTGGTCGCGACTGACAACACCGGCCTCCTGAAGCAGCGCCACGGCATTGGCCGGGATCAGTTGGACCCTGCGCAGCTTGCCGCGCTTACGCATGGTCGGACGGACGGGTAACGCCCTCGATCCGCTCCCGGCGCTCGACATGGTTCCGGCCCAGCGTCCGGATTTCGGCGATCATGACCGTGCCGGCTTCGGTGATGCGGATCGCCTCCAGTTCGGCGAGCTTGCGCAGCTGGGTACGAACCCAGTCGCGCGACCGGGTGATGGCGAAGGTTTCCAGCACACGCTGGAGCGACACTTCATTGAGCCGACCGTCTACCTGGAGGGCCAATTCCTTCAGGATCACCAGGCGGCCATCCTCGGCAGTCTTATCCTCGTAGCTCATGCTTTTTCTCGCAGATAATCGTCGATACGGTTGACGGTGCGGACGATGGTGCTGATCGAATTTTCCTGGCCGTTCACCTTGCCCAGGACATCGGCCAGCTGGATGCGAAGGGCGCTGATGTCATCCTTGGTCGGGAGATGCTTGAACTCTCCCTCCAGCGAAATCTGGCGGTCCTCGACATGGTCGAGCCGATCCTCCAGCTTCTTGACGCGATCGGCCGCTGCGGACTGGCTCTTCGTGTGCCAGCTCCACAGCATGTTCGCGATGCTGACCAACACCGCGACGAACGACAGGAAAGAGCCTGCTCCACTACTCACGATTTCCCCCGTGTCTTCAGGACTTACAAACATGGATCACGGCCCTTTCAGGGCTGCGCATTCGGGTCGATCGACGCGGCACGCCCCCAGGCGTCGATCAGATGCTCCAAGCGAACGGTGTTGACCGTCACGGCTTCGGCTTCGGCACCATCCAGGGTGGCCGTGTCACCGGGCCGCAAAGCTCCGGCGGACAGGGCGGGAACTGGGGACAGGCACGCGTCTGCGACACGACCGGCAGCGCCGGCTGGACGCGCTCCACCGCCCTGGCGCATCCACTCAGCAAGAGCAGCGCGAGCGTCGGCCAGATCAGCCGTGTAACCATGCTTCACCTCCGAAAGATTGGCGTCCCATTCACGCTGGACGCGGGCGATATTGGCCTCGTCGCGCCGGGCCGCCTCGATGCGGGCCGCGCGGACCAGATCGACCAGCTTGAGCATTTCGGCCTTCTGGTCGCGGAACTTGCCGTGCCAGGCCGCCACCTGGTCCTTGCGGCTGGCGGCGAGGTCTTTGGCACGGTGCAGGGCGACATGCTGGAGCAGGCCGATCAGGATCAGTCCTAGGATCAGCATCCGCGACGGCCGGGCCAGCAGCCAGCGCAGCGCTTCGACCAAGCGCTCCAGCAGGGCGCCCAGGATCATGCCCGCGACATCCGCGAGCGCCCAGCCCAGGCGCGCGATCATGCCCGGCCCCGCGCACGGCGATGCCGGCGACGCGTGCGACGGCTGACGTGCAGGCGATTGGGCTTGAGTTTGCGGCGAGCGGCCGGCCCCTTGCTGCGGCGCAGCTTATAGCCGGACGCGACCAGGGCGACACGGCGGGCGCGCTTGCGGGCATTGCTTGTGACCGGCTCGGGCGCGATCATCGCCACCCGCTCAGACCCCATCGCCGCCATGACAGGCATCGCCATCACTGCCAGCACAATCCCGCGCATGAAGCCCACCGCCCTCATTCCGCCACCTTCGGCGTCAGCGTGCGTTCGGGTGTCAGGTTGGTGAAGCAGGCGCGCATTTCATCATTGCGCCGGTTCGTGAGGCCAGTGACCACGACCTTGCCCGCCTTGTTCCACAGGGCGAACGCCTGGCACGCGGAATACCAGTCCCCGGCCTTGAACTGCCTGGCCATGGTCGAGCCGCAATAGCCCGCGACGCCGATATTGTAGGCGACGCTAATCGCGGCGCCGAGCTGATAGACGCTGGCGGCAATCTGGGGCGTGCAGGCCAGGACGCCCTTGCCGAAATCACTGGTGATGGCCTTGCGCAGAAAGGCACGGCACTCGCCCAGCGTGTAGCGCTTCATCGTAACGCGGGTTTCACCGGTGCAGACGGTCCACTTGCCGACGATGTCCTTGTACGGGACCAGGGCCGGGCCGCCCGGCCCATTCTCCCATTTCTCGATCAGGCCCGTCGCGACCTGCTGGGCGGGATCGCTGACGACCATGCCGACCGGTGCGGCCACCAGCGCACTGGCAGCGACCAGGCCGATCGCGCTTTTGCCAGGTGCCTCAGCCATGGGCGGGAACCTGTTGACGGGCGGGGAGGTTTTGGGCTTTGTCCATGGCCTCTTGTCGGCCAAGGATAGCGCTCAACCCATGACCGCCAGCGCGGCCATGGCTTCAGAAAAACGAGAGTTGGCGGTCTGGCTCGCTACCCTTTTCGGGCGGGCCGTCCATCCGGGCGAACAGGCTGTTGACGCCCGTTTCCGTCATGCCGAGCTTAGTGGCGATCTCGCCATTGCTATGCCCGGCGGCGCGATAATGGCGGGCGCGAAGCCCGCGAGCAAGGGGCACGCGCAGATAGTCGGGCGACTTGCGTTCGGACAGGCGCTCGGCGGCGACCAGGCCGACCGCCTTGGCGATCTCGCCGTCCGCGTCGATCTTACGGGGAACATAGAGGCGACGCCCACCGAAATTCTCGGCGAGCGCAATGAAGGCGCGCTCGCCGAGCAGGGCCACCAATTCGGCGACCAGATGTTCGGAGGTGACGCGCCGGCTCATCAGATGAACAGCCCGATCAGCAGGCCGATGGCGAAGGCGAGCGCCAGCCAGCCGGCCGAGTAGCCGCGCCGCCGGACGGTCGCACCACCAACCAGCGGTTGCGTTTCCCAGGCAAGGTGATGGTGGCCACCGCGCGCCGCGTCGAACCGGCGGCTCACTTGCCCATCTCCTCGAACGCGGCCTGGCCGCCATGGTCGCGCAGCTTGGCGCCCAGCGCCGCCGCCATCCGCTCCAGTTCCTGCGTTTCGAACACGGCCCGGTTCGCGGCGCCGAGACCGGTCAAGCGGAATGCCGCCTCGCCCAGCAGCCAATGATCGGCGGCGATTCCCGCCCGCTTCAGCTTGGCAAGGATGGCCTCGCAAAGGCGGACCTTCAGCACATGGACATAAGCGACCTTTGAAAGGCCCTTGGCCGACTGGTCCCAGCCATGACGATCGGCGATCGCCTTCAATGCCTCAACCAGCTTGTCGCCCTGGGTCTGGTCCGCCCACTGGAACTTGGTGCAGTGTAGCTGGCGACAGGCGAAGGCCTCCAGCGCCTTGTCGCCACGGATTGCCTGGGCCGGCTCTTCCCGCACCGCGCACAGATGCGCCAGGCTGATCCACATGACGCGAGCCTTGCGCGCCAGGGGATGGTCGGCGCGCTTGGCAGCGCCGGGCCGCTTGGCCGTCGCGCTGAAGCCGCACCGCTCGAAATGCGCCACGACCAGGCGCAGCTGGGGCACTGTGCAATCGCGCGCGCTGGTTGTGCCAGCGAGCCGCAGCAGGGCGCCCTCATAGGCATCGTCACTCAGACCCAACTGGTCCTTGGCGATATGCACTTTGGCGAGCAGGATGTTGCGCGTCTTCTTGTCGGCCGGGACGGCCGCTGAGGTCGAAGCCATGATCAATCCTCCTGAAGGTTGCGATAATGATCGCGCAGTTGATCGGTGCGGCGCCGGAAATCGGCATCGCGTTCGCGGAGCCTGGCGGCGGTCTGGTAGGCCGTTTCGATCACGCCGTGCCGACGATCGCCCAGGGCGCGACCCAGCATGCCGTTGCTCGCCTCGATCAGCTCCCGCGACAGCCACACCACGGCGGCGCGCGCCTGAACCAGCGGCCGGGTCCGGCCGGGTCCGATCACGGCATCCTTGGGCAGGTGCATCTGATAGGCCACGTCGGCGATGATGTTGGCGATCGGCGCCGGGAAACGCAGATCGCGGCTGATGTGGATGATCTGCGCCGTCATCGGCCGGCTCCCAGGCCAAGCGCGAACGCCAGCCAGATCAGCACCGCCGCAGGCGAAACCCAGGCCCAGTTGATCACGTCGGCCGGATGGACAGGGTCACCGGTCACCGGATCGGTCAGCAGCGCCTTGCGCGCCTTCTCCAGCAGCCGGATCATGCTGCCACCGGACGGCTGGCGCGCTGGGCAAAGGCCTCGGCGATATGCTTACCGGTCAGTTCTTCGCCCTTAGACCGGGCAATGGTGACCGCCACTTCCAGGGTGAAGGTGCAATCACGCAGGCCGCCTGGCCGCGATGCGATATCCTTGAGAATGCCCACCGCCTTCTCATCATGAACGCCCCAGGCAGCCGCCTGCGCCTCGGCATCCTCGGGAAAAGCCTGGGCGATAACCATCGTCTGGCTGACGCGGCTGAACAGCTGGGCCAGATAGGGCGCAGTGCGGGACGTGCCTTCCATCTGAGAGGACACATGCTCATTGCCGACCAGCAGCACGCCGACCGTGATCTCGCGCTCATCCCACCAGCCGCGAATTTCCTCCAGCATGTCGATGTTAAGATGCTGCGCATCGTCGAAGATCAGCAGCGCATTCTTGAATTTCAGTTCCGACACGACCCAGCGCGACAGATCGTCGCTGGAACCGCGCGCGGCCTTGTTGCCCATGGCGATCAGCACGGCCTTGCAGAGCGCCGTGATCGTCTTCATCGACTTGCGGCAGCGGATGAAATAGGCGTTCGACGCGCGGTTGGTATATTCGATCAGGCCTTCCGTCTTGCCCACGCCAGGCGTGCCGACCAGCACACCGACCCGGCCTCGCTGCGCCCAGGTGGCAAGGCTCATAGCCATCCGCGCCGCGCGGGTTTCGAAGAAGGGCGGGATTTCAGGCGCCTCGATCCGAAGCTCTTCCTGCGCCTTCAGCGTCTGACGGTAGCGATAGACCTCCTGCGCAATCTTCTCATTGCCGCGTTCAAACTTGGAATTGTTGTAGGTGCCGCCGCAAAAGGCCGACAGGGTCGACCCGGCGCGACCGATCGGATTTTCCAGGCGGGTCCAGCTGAAGCCGGTTTCGGCCTTGTGCGCGATCAGCCATTCGCGCTGGTCCAGAACGAAATCGGGGGTGGCTTCTATTTCGTTGATGTTGATCATGCTAACTCATCCTCGTGCTGTACGGCACGGGCCGCGCTGGAAGTTTCCTAGGCCTCGGCGCGGCCCAAACTTTTCACTCCACCACGCGCAGCTTGGAAACGGCCGCCACGAACTGGTCGACCTGCTCATTTGCCACTGGTGTCTGAAGGGTCTTTGAAGCGGCTTTTAGAGCCGCGTTCCCCCGGTAGCGGGCGGGCCGAACGACGTTCGCCACCAGCTCGGGCGCGGGCTGCTCGACATAACGACGCTGGGCTTCCAGCTGCTGGGCGCCGAGCAGGTTTTCCTGATCGCGCAGGCGGCGCACCGTCTTGCGCATATCGCCCAGCGTCTTCTTCTGCTGCTTGGCATCCTCGACGCTGTCGAACTGCGATGCGCCAACGCGGTCGGCCGTGCAGATATAGTCGCCCGCCATCGAATAGACATGGAGCGGCAGGCTCAGATCATCGGGATCGAACCGGATCGTCAGCAGCTGGCCAGCATGGCGGCTGAGGTCCCGCGACCAGTAGCGATTGCCCACGATCCTGACCGATCCGTCCTTGCGGTCGGCCTTCAGCTTTTCGCCGGTCAGCAGTGCGAGGCGCAGATGCTCGGGACTGGCCTTGCCGATCGGCGCGGTCTCGTAGCTCGCCTGGAAGGTCTGCTGATAGCTGGCGCCATTGGTGGTTTCGGTGCGGCGGCCTTCCCGTTCGTTATAGGCGGCCATGCCATCGCGAACGACCTGGACGAACACGTCGAGCGGGACCGCCCTGGCGCCATAATTCTCGGGCTTGTTGTCGATATGGTTGCCGGTATAGGCGCCCGCGCAGCGGATATCCTTGGCGATGAAATCAGCCAGGGTACGGAACGACCGTTCAATCGGCTTGGACTGGCCGCTGTAAGGCTGGGCGAACTGGACGCCGATGCCGAGGCTGGGCAGCAGGCCGAGCGGATCATCCTCGCGGATGGTGAAGCGGAAGCGGTTGCGCACGCCGCCGGTCACCCATTTGGAGGCGAAGGCGCGGCCATTGTCCATCAGGCAGCGATTGGGAATCCCATAATCGCGGAACAGATCGGCGAAGGCCAACCGGGTCAGCAGCGCGCTTTCCGTCTCGCCGATCCGCCAGGCCAGCATCATGGAGCTGTAAACGTCCTGGATCGCGACCATCATCGGGCGGGCAATGATGTCCTTGCCGGCCGCATCCTTGCCGAAATTCACGAACACATCGAACTTGTGGCCGTCGATGTTGACCATATCCATGGCGAACATGTGGGCTTTGCTACGCTGTTGCGGGGGAACCATATTGCGCACGGCGTCCATTCCTTTCCTCATTGCGACGATGACACGGGGATCGACCTCACGCTGGAGCTTGCGAAGCAGCGTCTTCTCGTTGGGCATTTCGATGCCGCGTGGGGCCGCGTAATATTTGACGGTGTTGAAGCAGCAGCTGCTGAAGGTCGGTCGCTCGGGGCGTAGATATTCAGACTTCAGATATTGCCAGGCGCCGTCATCGACTTCGCATTCCTTGCCACCGCCCTTCCGGCGGGGAGCAAGTGCGGGGAGGTAATCGGCACGGCGAATGCCCTTCACCAGCTTGAGATAATTATAGATCGTGCCGACGCTGTCCCCGGCCGACTGGTGCGTGGCGCGGGCAGCGGCCGTGCGGTTCATGCCGGCCGCGATGAAACCTTCGAACATGTCCAGCACCGTTGCGCGGCGCTCGGCCTCCGCCTTCACCTTGTCCGTCTGCATCTCGTACCAGGCCCAACCCTGGGTCTGGCGCGCGATCGACACCGCATCTTCGTCATTGGCGGGCATCCAGGCGATGCCGCGACGGACCAGCTCGGCCTTGGCGGCATCCGGCAACAACGACAGGTGCCATTCCATGCCGCCGCCCCGGCCGGTGCCGCGCTTGCGCGCCAGCGACATGCCGTTGCCATCGACACGCAGCGCCCAATCCTCATCGGCGGCGCGCTCGTTGATCTTGCGCTTTGATTTCGGCAGGCCAGGCAATGCCAGTTGCTCCAGTTCCAGTGACGTGAACCAAGTTTTTCCACCCCCCAGTTCGATCATTTGCGGCGATTCCTCGTGATGGTCGGGTTGATGCGCTTCAGGTCTTTCTTGCGGCGCAGCAGCTTTTCGATTTCGCTGTCGATCTGGCCGATCTCGGCCGTGTAGATTTCCTCGCCGACCAGCACGGCGGCGCCGATCGCGCGCAGCTCGCGGTCGAGAAGGTCAAAGCGGTTGGTCACCGCGATCAGCGCCAGCATGCGCGAGAAGCTGATGTTGTGCTGGGCCTGAGCCGGGCTGGCATAGTTGTTCAGCATGTTGATCGTGACTTCGTCGGACAGCAGCACGGACATTTCCGCAGCGATGACGCTGCGGTCGCGATCGTCGTTCTTCAGCACTTCAGCGACCGTCCGCGCGATCCGTGCGTCCACGCCCGCCAGCGCAGCCGGCAGCGTGGCCGGCTGCGGTGCGTCGAAGGTGAACGCGAACTGATCGATAGAGGCGCGCGTCTTAGCCACGGGATTCCTCGCTGAAGATCGCGGCATCGCGATCACCGACAAAGACGACGGTCAGGTCTGCGAGCGTCCAGACCTGGACGCGCTCGCTCGGCTCGACGGGCGCCGGCCCTTCGCGCTGGGCGTCGAGCCATGCGACGATCCTGTCAGCCATGGCGGGCGTGATGGTGGACGCACCTTTGATGTTCGACATGGTCAGTCCTTCATCCACCAGAATTTGGGCGCCTGATCCTCAGACTGGATGGGCACTTCGCGCGCCATCAGGTCGGCAGTGCGCTCGGCGACCTCGGCCTGGGCGCGGTGCGCCAGGGCACGATTGCGGCGGCGCAGAGCCACGATCGTGCAGCCCAGCGCCATCGCCTGCTCAAGTTCGGTGCGGGCGCGGCGGAAGCGCTCGGCCTGGCTGGGAACCATCGTCATGCCGCTGCCCTCCCGTGCTTGCCGCCATAGGGATTGGGCGCCTTGTCCAGGATCAGATCGAAACCGCTGAATTGATGAGTACGGCTGACCGACAGGCGGCTGGTGATGGACAGGACTTCGCGAGTGAACTCGTCGTCGCGATCGGCGTTGGCGCGGATTGCATGCCAGGCATGCCACCCCGAACAGCCCAGGACGATGCCGATCGGCTTTTTCGGTGCCGCCAACATCGCAGCGACAATGTCGGACATGATCGTCATGCCCGCACCCAGTCGATGCTGAGATTTTCGTCCAGATGCTCGCGGACATGCTCTTCCCAGTCGATCAAGGCATCGACGGCGTCGTCATGGCCGACCTCGATATGCGCCCGTGCCGGGTCGATCTCGGGGACCCGCAAGCCAACCTGATCGCCGAAATCGTGCAGGACGGTCTGATCCCGGACCACACCCAACAGCCCGGCGATCGCGTCGGCGCCATGTGCGGTGCAGACCATGATCGAGCCATCCGGCTCTTCGCGATGCGGCAGGAACTCGATCAGGCCACTGGCCCAAACGATCATGGTGCGAACGCTATTCATGCGGCCATCTCCAGTTGAGCACGCACGCCGACGCGACGCAGATCGAAGTCACGGTCGATCTTCTTCTGCTCGGCGGTGCGGGGCGGAATGATGCGGGTGATGGTGTCGGTAGCGGGCTGGCGCGTGTCCCAGACATACCAGGCATAGTCGGTCTTCCCGCGCTTCCAGGCGGTCAGCTTGCCGGTTTTGGGATCGCGACGCGCGAGCGCATCGCCGGGCGGCATCGAGGGCCGATCGCAGAACTCCAGGATAAAGCGCGGCGGGTATTCCCGAGCGAACAGCGGATAGCGCTTTTCGCTGGCGCGCCAGCGGATTGGCAGCAGCGCGCAGACCAGGCCGTCAGCAAGCATCAGGGCACGGCGAACGCAGCGCTCGGCGATGTCCGGCTTATAGCCATAGGGCGGGTTGAACACGATGTTCAGCCGCCCCATCCGCTCCATCAGGTGGACCTGCTGGCCAAGGAAATCATGCTCGCCCATGAACAGCCGGCGCGGATCGTTCGACCAACGATCGACCAGATCGGTGCCGACAGCATTGAACCCCGCGACAGAGAAGGCAGTTGGGATGGTGCCCAGCCCGCAGCACGGGTCCCAGATTGTCGCGTGAGGATCGAAATCGACCATCTTCATCAGCGCGCGGACGGTCCATGTCTGTTCGACATACCAGTCTTGCGGGTGGCGATCAGGGCTGTCGGGCGTCATGCCTGCTCTCCATCCCGCATGCGGAAGCGGAAGGAGGCGTCGGCGCCGCCCTTGATATAGCCGGATGCATAGCGCGGCACGGCATGGGCCGGCACCGATTGCTTGCTCAGATAATCCCAGCAGGCCTGATAGGCTTCCTGGTACTCGCGGTTGATGCGCAGTTGATCATCCAACTTGGTCCGCCCCTTGCGAGCGTCCATCGCCGCGCGCCAGGTGGCCCACAGATCGTCGCGCAGCTTTTTCGGCAGGGACCGATAATGGCCCAGGCAGAAGATGTGGCCGGTGCCGACAATCTCGCCGCAACCCTCGGCCGCGCAGCGGACATCATGCTTGCTGAAGGAACGGCGGATCATGCGCGCTTCCCCATGAAGATTTCGAAGACCAAGCGGCCCCACTGGATCACCAGCACGCGGCCATCGAACTCGTCGTCATTAAGATCGAGGCCGACCGTCATGCTCGGCAGGATACCGATGCACGGGAGCCAGCTGGGCCAGCGGCGGCACGGCGCCTCTCGGTCGCAGTTGGTGAACCTGCTATCGTCGATCGACTCGATTGCGGGGGATGCAGATGTCGCTGACGAATTACGTGTATTGGTCTCGCTCAATCGTAGCTGAATTGATGGAACTGCTGACGGATGAAGACCGTGTTCGGGTGCAAGCGATAGTCGAGGAGAATAGTCAGAGCCGCGCGTGGCAGGACGTTCGCCGACAGGACATTGACGCGGCTGTCCGCTTTCTGTCTGAGACACCGGCGAAACGATCTGCACGATGGCAGAAGCTGCATCCCGACGAACGCCTTGTTTTGTGGCTTCGTGCGCGTTCTCTGGGGCTTCAATCAGCCAATGCAATAGCCCTTGCAGAGCGCGTCGCGGATATCGAGGGGATGGGATATCGCGATGCGCTTCGAGATACCGCTCGATATGTTCTTCAATTCGACTTGCTCCCTCAACCAGAAGAGTTGTGGGGTTCAGCGCCCGGTGAAGAGCACTGACCAGGAAGCCGGGTCGGTACAGGGGGGCAAGGCTGCTGAGCGCAAGGCGGCGATTAAGCCGCGCTTTCGCCGCAGTCGGATTTTCGAAACCGACGCGCTTCATGCGTCACCGCCCTTGCCGGCCAGGCCGATCTTCTTGGCCAGCTGGCGGCGTTCCTCGGCCTTGTTCGGCGCGACCATGGGATAGTCGACAGGCAGCTGCCATTTCGCCAGATAGGCCTCGGCCGTCAGTTGGTGATGCGTCGACAGGTGGCGCTTGAGCATGGTCAGCTTCTCGCCGCATTCCAGGCAGGCGATATGATCCGGCTTCACTGACGCGCGGATCGCTACGGCCGGGACCGGCTTTTCCTCGACGGGAGCAGGAGCAGGCGCGCGCGGCGCATCCAGCCCCTCTTCCGCGATCCGCGCGTCCAGTGCCGCCCGCATCGCCAGCAAGGCGCTGGGCTTCAGCGTCTTCACGATCTCGGGTGCGATCCGCGCCTGGTCGCCGGCCGACAGGCGGTCGAGGTTCGACGTGGCGTTGTTCATATACTTGGTCGCGCCGGTCGGGGTCGCACTCGCCTTGGGCGTCGACAGGCCCAGCCCGTCCATCGCTTCGGCAAGCGTCATGTCGGGCGTTGCAACGAGGCTTTCGATCAGCGCCTTGCGATCGCTAAGATCGCCAATCTCGGCAATCGCGCGCAGCGCGGAGGCGTTTTCGCCCACAGTCGGGTGCGTCGCTAGGCCGCGCCAGAGGTTCGGAAATGGCACGATCAGGGCGCGATGGAGGGCGAGGTCGTCGCGGATCGTCCGCTTCGACAAGCCCACTGCTTCGGCGGTGCTTTCCTGCCACCCATATACGGTGGCAAAGCTTGCCGCCGTATGATCGGCTTCTACATCGTTCAACGTTTCGTCACGTTCGACGCCCGCCGCCTTCGCCTTCACCGCATCCCAGCGCGCGCGGATAGCAATCTGCTCTGGCGACAGGTCGCCATGCTGTTCCTTGAGACGCGCTTCGGCGGCGTCCGCGATGGCGCGCACGAAGCTTGACCGCTCCAAAGGGCTGCGCGATGGCCGGGCCGCATTTTCCATCGCCTCGATCTGAAGCGCGTCGGCGCCGGCCTCGACTGCGATCGCATCGATCAAGGTCAATCCGACCATGCGCGCGCCTTCCAGCCGGTGATGGCCCGCGATCAGGGTCCACGGCGCAGCAGCGCGCGGGCCACTGGCACGCACGATAATCGGCACGATCTGCCCATCTTCTGCCATGAGCTGGCCCAGCGCCTGGGCTTTGTCGGGATGGAAGGCGCCCAGACGGTCGCCAATCAGGATTTCGTTCGGGGATAGCGCCATCACGGCGCCAGCCGTTTCCACGACGGACTTTGGTGCGGTGGCCATGTTTATCGGGCCTCCGCATTTTGACGGTGCGCTTCCGCAGTTTCGGAATTATGGTCCAACATTATGGACTCATCGACCAACATTCCATCGCGCTTGGCCCGGACCATTTCCGCTCGGACCAGCTTGGCAACGGGGCCGTTTGGACGGCCGCGAAGCCAGTCCACTACCGCTTGGTATTTGACGCCCTTCTTGGCGGCGAACTTCCGCACGCTGCCGTGCCGCTTCCGCAAAGCGGCTTTTATGTCCTCCCGCTGGGGAGATTGAACAAGCATGTCTAAAGCCTCGGTCATTGGGTCCAACAAATTGGACCATAAAGATGACATCTTGGACCGTCAAGCTCCCGCTGCGTTTGGAGAGCGACTGCGCTCGCGCGCAGCCGAAATTGGCATTGGAATGGCCGAAATCGGCCGTTCTTCAGGCGTAAAAAAGCAATCGATGTCGGGTTATTGGAACGGCGAACGCCTGTGTGGGTCCGACAAATTGTTCGCATTGTCCGATACATTGCGCGTCAACGCGCGATGGTTGATATCTGGTGAAGGGCCGAAGAGCGGGGGCGACCTAATTGCGGTCGAGGATGCCGATTGGGAGCAGGTCCCGTTCTTCGACCTGCGCAACATAACTGACACTGGTAAGGGTGAGCCGCTATCCTGGACGCCGTTCCGGAAGGATTGGCTCAATCGAGCGCTTGGAACATCCTTCGATCTGTATTTAGTGCGCCTACTGTCCGACTACCGCAGCAGAAACGGCGACCGTGACCTTTATGAAGATGACATCGTCTTCGTACGAGAAATCACGCCGGGCGAGCTTCAGGATGGACATGTGGTAATTTGGAGGCGCGACCAGTCTCTGAAGGTGGCACGCTTCGCCTTGAGCCGCCGCGATCGCGATGAGGACGACGTGATTTATCCCGAGGAAGTCAGCGATGATCAATTCGTACCGGTTTGCCGAATTTACGGCAGATACATACAGCGAATGTGAATTAATATGACGCTGACAAGCAATTGATGTCAGAGCGCAATTTCCATTCTTTGTACTTCTCTTCCTGTCGATCCTCAAGGTAGGCTTCGGCTACAGCTTTACCTTGCGCACAAAGTTCGCGATCGCGTTCTTTGCCGGGGAACCTAGCAGTCTGGCGATCAACGATATCGTACTTTTCCTCTTCCTTCGCTCCAGCGCTGGAGCAGCCGGCGGCGAGCAGGCTCAAGGAAAGGATCACGATGCTGCGCATGGAAAGCACTCCTACGATTCGCGTCATCCTATCGCGACAAAAGTAAAACAAAAGCGTCCCATTGTCGGACCGCGCGGGCGCCATGTTCCAGTTTGACTATTATGTTCTCTTTATGTTCTCATCCGTCTGCCGACCCGAGTCGGTGGATGGAGGAATGATATGGAACATGCAGACCCGTCCCAGTTCGCTAGCGCCAAGAAGCCGCCCTTTGGCCAATGGCTGATCGAACAGGAAAGCGAGATGGCGCGATCGGCGAACTGGCGAAGCACGCAAAGGCTGATCGCAGCTTTCCCAGGACCGGCACCGTCAAGGATGTCTGGAAGCGGCTCAACACCATGCAGGTGGAAGGCGACCTCTATGACGCCATGGAGGAAGCCGAGCTGGATTACTTGGCGCTATGA